TCATATGTATTTATCGGTATGTTTATATAAATCAACCTACATACCAGGCATCATCGGTGAGGCTCCTACAGTACCACCTTGTGCTCGTTCGGTTTTCTCACGGGCCTTTTCTTCCTCTTTACGCTCACGCTTGTAAAACTGTAGATATGTTTGAATTTCAGCTGGTGTTGATGTTTCTATCTGATCACCAGGTAAGTTTATATGCTTAGCCATAAAGTATCTATAGTAGTACTCTGCTTCCAAGTTGGAGTTGTAGATAACTTTTAGTAATTCGAACATGCTGTTGTTATACAAGTTTAATGTTACAATCGTTGGTGGGTCCTGGCCATATTTTATCACATCGAGCTGATAGTTCTGGTCTATCTCTTTGATCTTCCGGATTATATGTGTAGTTACATCACTAGTGATGTTGTCGATTAGTGATTGTTGTTGTTTCTGGTCAAATTGTGAGAAGTTAAATGTCTTCCCGGTGATATGAATAGTGTCTATAACACTAGTGATCAGATTGTCAGTTGATGCTTCGTATATTGTAGATGGAGTGGCTAATTTAATTTTTATATCGTCGCTGATCTCTAGAAGATGTGTATACTCGAAGTCAAAGTTGGTTACCTTGTCAAGTATATCGTATAAGTCTATCTTGAGCTTACTTATTTGCTGGTCCTTTGGAGTTATCTCTAATACATTTGAGACACACACGATATATAGATTGATCAGTATACAAAAACTATCAATCCGAGAGATTTTAGCGGGTATCACCTTCTTTCCTGATAACCGATATATAATATCATTGAAGTGTGTTAGTAGTTGATCGTTATCAGAGTTTGATATTATCTTTACTATATCAAGGTAGTCTCTGTTGGTTATTTCACTGAAGTTATAGTATCTCTGCTTGGATGGCAGGTATATCTTGAATTTAAACGCATCACTCACACTAATATCTATCGAGATCTACAGAAAAGTCAATTAGCTTGGTGGTGAGTCACTCTTGAAGCTAGAATCCGCACTACGGCCATTTGTGAGAGCACCTGCATTACGATTTCCACCGGCTCTTGCCTTAGGTTTACCCAAACCTCCTAGGAATCCGAGTACTTTATCAACCTTCTTCTTGATCTTGGTAGCTTTGTCAACAAACCTCTCGACTTTGGCTAACTTCTTGTTGAGTTTCTTGAAGAACCTAGATTTTGATAATAATTTACTAGCCATATCTTTGACAAACTTCTGAAACCCTTCTTTGCTCATATAAGCATCCATGTCAGTGGTAGGTAAACTCTCGACTGAATAATGTGTGTAATTCCAGCTAGTAGAATATAGCTGTATCTCAGCTGCGTCATATGTTAGTTCTTTACCGTCTATTGATACAGGTACACAGTTATAGAACCTCCATATTTTTCTCTCGATCAATGGTATTTGTGGGTATGTTTTGCCTAATTGCACGATGGATATGTTTGTTTTGATTTTCCTTCCAATATCATTCGGAGGACGCGCAGTTAACCCCATATGTGAGGCTATATATATCCATGGCCTGAGCACCAAGTCTGGAAAAGACCGGTTTGTTTCTCTAAATTGAATCTGTAGTGGAGGAGAAGCACTCTTGTTACCTCCCACTTTACCGGGTAAGAAACCCATGTTGTTACTGATAGGTATATCCTTGACTTCGTAATTCTCTCCAGGTAACACAACTCCTTGTGCCAGAATACAACCATTACCTTTACCAGTGTTCATGTATGTCTGTCTAGTTATCTCCGATTTACCTTGATTTATATCCCATCCATTCACTTGTGTTTGAGGTGAATTTATACTACCGGTAGATTGTTCTCCTGCTGATGGTTCCTTGTTCCACATTGTCTGCGATGATATCACACTGGGTATTGTTTCGATATGCACCAACCATAGAAACTTCATAGGAATAGCAAATTCCCACTTGTCCATATGTTGAAGAAAGTTCTCAGTATGACTGAATGGATAGTTGAACGGGAAGATATCTGTACCTAACAGATTGTCTACCTTCTCACCAATTCTTCTTATATCATCGAACATATGTAATGTTTATCTCGACTTTGCGTACATCCTTTGATCGTCATTAGTTACGAATGAACCTACGTGTGGTAGTCTGTCGTCAGATGGTGATTGTATTTTTTTAAGTATTTCCTTCGCAGAATCTAAATCAACATCTCTGTTAGCAAAACCTTCTAACATTCTCTTGAACTTCATTAACTGGTGAAATTCTGCTCTTCCTAGTTCAGCGGCTTCGGTGATCAGTCGTGTATCTTTGTCTTTCATACTATTATTTAATGTGCGGACACAAAAAAGCCGTACACTGGGCACGGCTAATTTGGTTTGTGATTTGGTGCTGGTTAAAATCTTGTGGATCGTACAAAGTGGTAATTGAGAGTACAAGTGAATGTCACAGGTGCTCCTGTTCCCGCTGCAGTGTAGGTCACTTCTCCAATTTCTTGAGGATAAGCGCCAACAAGCGTAAACTGTGCGACACGCTCTAGCTGTGTATCTAATTGTACCAAGTCAACAATCGATGTCTCCTTGGGCATATAGTAGTTACCAGTGCTTGTAGCGTCATCAAAGGTGTCTTTACTCCATGTCAATAAGAGATTACGAAGACTGTCTTCGCGATCACTATAAAATGTGAGCGGATATGTTCCTGAGTAAGAAGCTGCACCAGGTACCTTGAAGTTTAATCCCATGAATGATACATCGTGGTTAGCTACAGTACGACCTGGTATGCTACCACCTTGGGCATATACTAAGTCATCCTCAGTAATCGCGAATGCTCCATCTCCACTTTGAATGTTAAGTACTCTAAATTGGAAGTCACGACTGAAATCTCTCTCTTGTGCGACTCTATAGAAATCTGATATTGTTTGTCTTACGTCTGGCATAGCTTTAAATACTTATGGTTAGGACACTAATTCACTGAAGTCTTGACCAGTTCTAGTAGCATAAAAGTTGACTAGAATGAATTCCGCAGCGCGTGTAGGTTTGATGTAGATGTCTATGACAAGCTCATTGCGGTCAATAACATCTGGTGAATTGTTTCGTTCGTCACAAACGAGCAGGTAATCGTACATACCTTGTGTGTTCTTTACCTCCTCGAAGATTGGACGAAGAACGTTTAATACTTGTGTCCGTGTGAATAATGTGTTCGGCTCGAATACGAAGTATTTAACTGTATTCATTGTGGCCTTTTGTAGGTATAAGAACAACCTTCTAACGTTGATACGATCGAAAGCACTTGGTTTAGCTTGCATGGTCTTTTGACCGAAGATTGCAAATCCTTCATTAGGAAAGTTAGCAACTGGATTCAATCCAATTTTGTATAACTGATCTCTTTCCTTCTGTTTTGGATAAAACGCAAGGTCTTGAATACCACTCACTAAGCCTCTTGTGAAACCTGCAGGTGCGATCCATGGATAGAAGTTACTATCCGTATTACCCATTGCTGCTGCAGCAAATCCACTCATTGGTACCCAAACGCCACGGTTAAGTGCTTTATCGTTTGTGAATCCCCAGTTCGCGTAAGTGCAGCAATAACTACTATTCTTGGTACCACCGGTCATCATGTGACGCAACGGCCAGTAAATGTGTTGTGAGAAGTTTACTCCGGCTTCACGCTGTTGACTTGTTAGAGTCTTGCTGTTTCTACCTTGTACAAAGATGTATCTCAATGGATCAGCAATAAAGATATTGTCTTTTCTTGCGAATTGACTGAAACTCTTGAATGTATCGAAAATTGTGTCATATTGTGTCAAGTAATTGATTTCACTTCTGTTATCAATCAACTTGGTTGTATACAATCCACTTCCGCTCAATCCGGTGCTACTAACTACATGATCTCCAATGTTGAAGAACTCTTCATCATCAAAACTCTCAACTGTACCACCATCTGTACCGACATAAACTGTACCTAAACCACTCTCAATTGTGATATCAATCGGGAACAGATCAAAATTGTCTGCTAATTCGAAGATACGATCTAATTTAGCTGGAATGTTACCGGTTTCTTTAGCTGCAGCTGCTTGCTTGCGATATACACCATGTGGATACACGTTATTACCGTGCTTGATTTGAGCTTTTCTAGAAGCTTGTAAATCTTGCCAAGATTTGATGTATAGTCGGTCTTCTTTCTCTTCATTTCCATTGAGAAACGCTTGAGCAACTTTGAAATCGTTGACTTCTTGTGTTGTTGCTTCTTGTTGACCTGTATTAAGCTCATCGTAATAGCTAACTGATTTAGAAGGGAAAACTCTGATCTTACGTGTTGGATAACCATTCTCGTCTAACCAATTTCCGGCGTCTTTAGAGATACCTTCATTGAACTTCATGTAAAGGTTGTTACTGTTACTAGCTTCACTCTCGATGAAGTAACTAGTGGCTGTACCACCGGTAGATTTGAATGCTTCTCTGAAGTAATTGACACTACCAATAACACTATCAGCAACGAGGTAATCGAGCTTAGTAGCATCAGGTTCTAGTGTTGATTGACGTACCTTAAATACAGCAAGTGTTAACACATCACTGAACTCATCAGTATTGAGGTCGAATTCACTCAAGTTTTCTAGAGCCTCACTCATACTACCATCTAATCCTACTTGTTGTTTGTTTCCGTATTGATCGAAGATGAATCCAGCACTAAGTGAGAATGTTAAACGGCTTTTTATTCCGGAATCCGGTACAT